TGTGCAATGCCAACTACCGAGCTGGCAAAGTATCGGGTAAAAAGTTTATCGCTAGGCGAGAAGGGGATGGGGTACGGGTATGGAGAACATCGTAAAAGAAGCCAATGGCTCAAAGAGCGTCAATGAGCTAATTGAAAAAGCAAGTGATGATGCTAAAAAGATGTATATGCAACGCATTTGGGCGATGGATAAGGAGCAAGTATTCCACGAATTAATGCGAGTTCATGCCGAGAGTTCCAAGCTGCTTATGCAAGCCCAAGCGGAATTAGAGCGTTTGCGCCAAGTGGTAGGTGAGGATGACCCAAAGCGACATTGATAAATTAACCCAAGAACGCCTACTGTACAAAACCGAGATGCTTAAAGCCCTTTCTTGCCGAACTAAGAAACAAAAGATAAAGTTAGCAAACGAATGGAAAGAAAGTTATAGCGCCATGACTTATACGGCTTTAATTAATCTAGCCCGTAACCACGAAGCACGGCTTAAGGTAGCGTACTGGGATATTCCAAACTTTGAACTAAAGAAACTAAACAAACACCTATGAAAACAGCCTTTATTACAGGAATTAGTGGTCAAGATGGATCGTACTTATCTGAGCTATTGCTATCCAAAGGATATGAAGTACATGGTATGGTGCGCAGAATCAGCCAACCTAATCTGTCAAACCTAAGCGATGTCATTAATCAAATTACTTTGCATACAGGCGATATGCAAGATGCTACTAGCCTATATCGGATTATTGACAAGGTTCGCCCAGATGAGATTTACAATTTAGCTGCCATGAGCCAAGTGCGGGATTCGTATGACCATCCCGATGTAACGCAAGACATTAACTCCAATGGCTTACTGCGCATCATGGAAGCCGTGCGCACCATGGGATTGGATTGCAAGATTTATCAGGCGTGTTCGTCTGAGATGTTTGGCAAGGTCCAAGAAACCCCCCAGCGGGAAACCACGCCATTTTATCCACGCTCACCGTATGGCTGTTCTAAAGTCCATGCCTATGAATTAGCAAGGGTATGGCGAGAAGCCTACGGCATAAAAGTCTATTGCGGGATTCTGTTTAACCATGAAAGCCCAAGACGGGGTGAAGCCTTCCTTTCAAGAAAGGTATGCAAAGCCGTAGCCGAGATTGCCAATCAAAAACGGGATAAGCTGGTATTGGGAAACCTTGATGCCAAGCGAGATTGGGGGTACGCCAAAGAATATGTGGAATGGATTTACGCCATTATGCAACACCCAACACCTGATGATTTTGTAATTGCCACAGGCGAAACGCACAGCGTTAAGGAGTGGATTGAGTTAGCCTTTCAATGCGTAGGCATTGAGAACTGGGAAGATTATGTGGATTACGACAAAAGTTTAACTAGACCAGCCGAGGTTGATTTGTTGTGTGGCGATGCACTTAAAAGCAAACAACTCTTAGGATTTGAGCCAAAGGTTAAGTTTAAAGAACTAGTCAAAATTATGATGGATGCTGAAATGAAAAAGTTAAGTTCATTCCATGAAGATCACCGCAGACGCTTGCACAGTTTTCCAGAAGCCAAGCTCTTAGAAATTAAAGAGGATTGCACCATTGGTGAGCATTACCACAAAGTTAAAACAGAAAAGTTTATTTTGTGCGAAGGTCAGGCTGAGTTAATAATTAAAGGCATGGATACGCAACCCATGGAGATTGGCAAGATTTATACCGTTTTGCCAGAACAGCACCATACCTTTGATGTTAAAGCGGGTAGTGTTTTGGTTGGCTTGAACTCAATGCCTTACGATCCAAAGGATGATTACAAATGAAAACTGCTGCTGTAGTTACCGTTACGACTGGTGGAAAAACGCTTGAAAAGTGCCTAAGTAGCGTAGCAAACCAAAGTTACCCGTGCGCCCATTATGTGCTGTGTGACGGGGATGACGACAGTAGCCTTGCCCAGTTCTACGACATGACCAAGGACTACTCGCCATACAATGCCCGTTGGTCTTATTGGGGTAACACCATTGGTGGCAATGGCTGGTTAGGTCAGCGCTGGCTAGCGGCTGCGCCACAGCTCATTACCGAGGATGTGACATTCTTTTGCAATGACGATGACTGGTATGACGAGCATCATGTTAAGTCCATTATGAAAAAGATTGATGAAGGTTATGACTGGGCGCATAGCTTACGCAAGGTGTACGACAAAGACGGCAAGTATTTGTTTGACGATAACTGCGAAGCCATTGGCGAAAACCACCACGCCTGGAATATTGAAGGGCATCATTTTGTGGACTGGTGTATGTGGGGAATGAAAACCGATAAGCTACGCCAGATTGCTATTTTGCTTAACAACAAAGATGCAGCCGTAGATCGGCACTTTTACAACGCAGCCAAGCAACTCTTTCCAAACTTTACGAGTACCAATCGGCATACCTTTAACTTCCGTTTAGGAGGTGGGTGCGGGGTGCAAAAGGAGTTTTTTGAACAAGGCAACGCTTGGATGCTCAAAAAGTTTGACAACAAATTACCGTGGATTAAAACCTAATGGATTTTAACCTTAGTCAGTTTTACAACTTTTGCTCTCAGCTACAGATTGAAACCAAAGAGCAAGGACTAAAGCGCATGGGCAGTCTGCTTGGTACGCAGACCTATGTAATGAATGAAATCAAAAAGGGCTTGGCAGAGGATGTGCATTTCTTTGTCATCCTGAAAGGAAGGCAACTTGGCATCACTACAATATCACTCGCACTTGATCTCTACTGGCACTTCACCCATCCAGGGTTGCAAGGAACGCTCACCACAGACACCGAAGAAAACCGAGATATGTTCCGAAGCACCCTTGCCATGTATATGGAAGGTTTACCCAAAGAGTATCGAATCCCGCTTCTTGCCCACAATCGGAATCAGCTTTCCCTCAAGAACCGCAGCCGTCTGTTTTATCAAGTCGCTGGGCTTAGAGCAAAAGGTTCACTTGGTCGTGGAAAAGCTATCACATACCTACATGGTACGGAAACAAGTTCTTGGGGAGATGAAGAAGGACTAGCTTCCCTCTTGGCTTCCCTAGCTGAAACCAATCCAGATCGGATGTACTTGTTTGAATCGACTGCCCGTGGTTTCAATATGTTCCACGATATGTATGTCACCGCTAAACGGGCTAGAACTCAGAGAGCTATTTTCTGTGGCTGGTGGCGCAATGAACTCTACAGCCTAGATCCTGAAGGTCAAACTTACAAAGTGTATTGGGATGGAAAGCTATCAGGCGAAGAAAAGGAATGGGTACGGGATATTAAGAAACTGTACAACTTTGAAATTAATAGCCGTCAAATAGCCTGGTGGCGCTGGAAACTCTATGAAGGCATTAAGGATGACAGCTTAATGTACCAAGAGTTCCCGCCTACCGAGGACTATGCCTTTGTGATGACGGGTACTTCTTTCTTTTCTAATGCAAGGTGTACAGATGCCGTCAAAAAGATTAAGCGTATGGATTGTGAGTACTTTCGATATAGCTTTGGAGTTAACTTCCAAGATACTGAAGTTCTTAAATCCACAGAAAGACTGGCTACGCTCAAAATTTGGGAGCAGCCTGTTGATACTGCTTATTATGTTATTGGCGCTGATCCCGCTTACGGTAGTTCTGATTGGGCTGATCGCTTCTGTATTCAAGTCTATCGGGTATATGCTGATGGGCTTGAGCAAGTAGCTTCCTTTGCAACATCGGAACTAAACACTTACCAGTTTGCATGGATCATTGCCCACTTAGCGGGTGCATACAAAAACTCTACCCTAAACCTTGAAGTGAACGGTCCAGGTCAAGCCGTGATTAATGAGCTAAAGAATTTAAGACGACAAGCTGCCAACATGGGTAGCGCATTGGGCAAAGACCTGATGGATGTGTACGCCAATATGCAAAACTACATTTGGCGCAGAAATGACACCTTGGGCGGAATATCGAACAGCATTGGCTGGCTGACTACCGCTGCTACCAAAGAACGGATGCTTACCTACATGAAGGATTACTTTGAGCGTGGCATGATGGACATTTACGACATGGACACCATTGAAGAAATGAAAACCATGGTGCGTGATGGTGGCTCAATCATGGCTTCTGGGCGTAATAAGGATGATCGAGTGATTGCGTCTGCTTTGGCGTGCGCTGCTTTTGCCGAG